AGTGGCCCAGGTAAGTCTGCCAAGTTCGGCATGGTTGCCCACTGGCACATGAGCACCCGCATTGGTTCCACAACGATAGTGACCGCTAACACGGAAGGCCAGTTGCGCAGTCGCACGTTTCCGGAGTACGCAGTTTGGTTCGGTGCCGCCATCAACGCTCATTGGTTTGAACTGGAAACCATGCGCATCGTGCCGGCCCCGTGGCTGATGAACACCGTCAAGAAACTGCCGGAGGATGGCGGCCTGGGTGTGGATCCGAAGTATTGGTTCTGTGCTGGCCAAACGTGGAGTGAAGACAACCCCAACGCCTTTGCTGGTGTACACAACCCTTACGGTTTGCTGCTGCAGTTTGACGAGGCGGCGGGTATCCCAAGCAAAATCTGGGAAGTGTCCGAGGGCTTCTTCACCGAGCAGAACCCCTACCGCTATTGGATGGCCGCCTCACAGATGCGGGGTCGCTCCGGGCGGTTCTTTGAACTGTTTAATGACGCCCAGATGGGGGATGGCTGGGACTTGCGCACCCTGTCCACCCGTGGCATGGAGGGGGTTGACCAGGCCGTCGTAGAAGATCAGATCAAACGCTACGGCATTGACTCTGACTTCGTGCGGGTCGAGATCATGGGCCTGCCGCCGCAGACATCCGAAGACCAGTTCATCCCGTGGGACGCAGTTCGTGCAGCGCAGCAGAACGCGCTGGCGCAGGATCACGGCGAACCGTTGATTTTGGGCGTGGACCCAGCGCCCCGCGGCAAGACCTCCTGGCGGTTTCGCCAAGGGCGTAATGCGCGGGACTGTTGCGGAACCGCAACAAAGGGGGCGTGGCTGGCGCAGGACAATGTGCAGATCGCCGCCGAGATCGTCAAGCTGGACATGCGATACAACCCGGACGCCATCTGCATTGACTTTGGAATGGGAACCGGTGTCATCGACATCCTGAAACGGAACAACCGGATACGGCACAAGATGCATGAAGTCAAGTTTGGTTCTTCACCCCACATCAAGGACGGCGAGTTCGCCACCCACGCGGCTGAACTGTGGGGGCAGGTGCGCGACTGGCTGCCGGGTGGCATGGTGGAGAAGGACGGAGGCGAGAAGGGTTCGCTGTCACACCAGTTGACCGACCGGGGTTGGAAGTGGAGCGGGCGGGAGGAAAACAAAAAGATTCTGGAAACCAAGGAAGACCTGCAAAGCCGTGGGGTTAAGTCGCCTGACGACGCGGACGCCCTGGCTTGCACCTTTGAAGTCAACCCGCCTCGTCGTGATGACCGGCGGGCTTCTGGCGCGCGGGTGGTCGAAGGCACTTCGTCTTGGATGGGCGAGTCGTGATCTTGTCAGGAAAACACCCCTGTTTTCCTGACACCATGGTTACGTGATATGATGTAGGCATAGGAGAAACGCAATGAGTGGCATCCTGAGTAAGCCTTCCATGCCCGCACCGCAGCCGGTGCCGGTAAACCCCGTCAACGATCCGGCCGCAGAAAAGTCACGGCTGGACGCCGAGCGGGCGGCATTGGCCGAGCGCAAAGGTGCTGGCCGTGCTGGCACCGTCGCCGCCGGTGGCGAACTGGCATCAACCATGCAAGCCGAACGCGGGCTGATGCGTAAGCGCGCGTCTTCGGAGATGCTCGGTTGAGCGAGAAGACGCAGTATCACATTCAGAAGCTGGGGCAACTCAGGTCTGACCGGGCCAACTTCGATACGCAATGGGAAGAAGCGGCGTCGCTGATCATCCCGGCGCACCGCAACTCTTTTCAGGGCCGCGGGTCTGACAACGCCTTCGGCGCGCAGGGCCAGAAGAAAACCGAACTGCAGTACGACTCGTCGGTGGGTGTTGCTGCGCAACGCTTCTCCAGCGTGATTGAATCACTGGCAACCCCGCAAGCATCCGTGTGGCACCGGCTGGTGCCGGCGGACAAGATGCTGAAACGCAACCGCGCCGTGCGCCTGTTCTTTGATGACCTGAACGAGATTCTGTTCAGTCATCGTTATCGCCCCATGGCCAACTTCGTGGGCAACAGCCAGCAAACCTACATGGGGCTGGGCACCTACGGCAACGGCGCCTTGTATGTGGACAAGCCGGAAGACGGCACCCGTGGCTTACGCTATCGCAACTTCCATTTGGGTGAAGTCTACTTTGTCGAGAACCACGCTGGCGTCGTAGACACGTTTTACCGTTCGTGGTTTATGACCGCGCGCCAGATTTCGCAGCAGTTCAATGCCTCCGGCGACAAGGTGCCGGAAGCCGTGACCGAAGCGTTGAAGAACCCGCAGCAGGCCGAGAAGAAGTTTGAAGTCCTGCACTGCGTCTACCCGCGGCAAGACTTTGATCCGCGCAGGGTTGACCCGAAGGGGATGCGTTACGCTTCGCTCTACATTTTTGCGCAGAACCAAGAGGAAATTCGGGAGTCAGGCTACAACAGCTTCCCGCTGCCGGTGGCCCGCTACACCCAGGTATCCGGTGAGATTTACGGTCGCGGCCCGGCGCAGTGGGTGCTGCCCGCCATCAAGGTGCTGAACGAGCAAAAGAAGACCGTGCTGAAGCAAGGCCACCGTGTTGTGGATCCGGTCCTGCTGGCGCACGACGACGGCAACCTTGGTTCCTTTAGCCTGAAGCCCGGCGCGCTGAACGCCGGCGGTCTGAACAAAGATGGCAAACGCATGATCGACGTGCTGCCGACCGGCAACATTGCGGTTGGCGACAAGATGATGCAGATGGAGAAGGATGTCATCAATGACGCCTTCCTGATTACGCTGTTCCAGATTCTGATCGACACGCCGCAGATGACGGCGACCGAAGTGCTGGAGCGGGCGCGCGAGAAGGGGATGCTAATCGCCCCGACCGCTGGCCGTCTGCAAGCCGAGTTCCTTGGCCGCATGATCGAACGCGAACTTGATCTCCTGTTCCAGCAAGGGCTGGTGCCGGAGATGCCGTCGATCCTGCGCAACACCGAGGCAGCAGAATACTTCATTGAGTACGACAGCCCGATGTCGCGGATGCAGCGGTCGGAGAAAGCCGCTGGCTTCATGCGGGCGCTGGACGTGGCGGCCAACTACGCCAAGAACACCGGCGACCCGTCGCCTCTTGACTTTTTCAATTTTGATACCGCCATGCCGGAGATTCTGGACATCCAGGGTGCGCCGACCGCATGGACTCGTTCAATGCAGGACGTAGAAGCCATGCGTGCCGGTCGCGCGCAACAAGCCCAGACACAACAGATGATTGAAGCAGCCCCCGCCGTCGCCGGCCTGATGAAGTCAGCACCCGCTGCTTGATAAAACTTAACCTTGGATGCGGCAGCAAGAAGCTGCCCGGCTTCGTCAACGTCGATTCCCAGCCGATGGAAGACCCGGACGTGGTTGTCCGGCTGGACGTTGATCGGTGGCCGTGGGATGATAACTCCGTGGAAGCGGTGGAGGCATCGCACGTCATTGAGCACATTGCCCCCGTCGAGCCGTTCTTCCACTTCATGCGGGAACTGCACCGTGTCTGCGCCCACGGCGCCCGCGTCCATGTCACCTTGCCGCACCCGAGCCACGATATTTTTTTGCAAGACCCGACCCACCAGCACGCCATTCTGCCCGGCACGTTGGCGATGTTCTCCAAGAAATATTCCGACATGCTGGCCAAACACGGCCACCAGTTGACACCGTTCTGGAAATACTTTAATATAGACTTTGATATGGGGCCGGTGCGGTATACGTTTGACCCGGCTGTAGACGGCAGCGACCCGGACTTGGAATACAAAGCCCGGCATTGCCGCAACATCATCAAGGAGTGGGAAACAACTATGGTCGTATGCAAGTCCTGACCGATTGGTGGGAGCAGGTACGCCGGGTGTTGATGCGCCGGCGCCACGCTTACAACACCACGTTCCGTTCGCCGTTGGGCGAAGAAGTGTTGCGCGACCTGGCGCGGTTTTGCCGGGCGCATGAGTCCACGTTCCACGCAGACGACCGCGCGCACGCCATGGCAGAAGGCCGCCGGGAAGTGTGGTTGAGAGTGCAAAACCATTTAAATTTGTCGCCCGATGAACTGTGGCAGCTTTACTCTGGACGACCGAGCGGAGATACGAATGTATCGTGACGGCAAGATGATTGGTGATGGACTGCCGATGAACTTCGTGTTGAACCACGGCGCATTGGGTGACGTGATCTGTTCGCTGCCGGCAGTGATTGCCGGGCGCGTAGCCGACCCGTTTTCCGTTATCCGTGTGTGGGGGCCGTCGTGGCAGCACGAATTGCTGGAGCACCTGCTGAAGCCCTACGGCGAGTTTGAGATCCGCAACTTTGAGGACTTTCCCAAGACCAAGGCCGAACGGGAAGAACGCAACCCCGGCCATGTGGCATTGAACCAAATGCCGTTCAACACGCACACCCGCAACCGTGTCCACATGGTTGACTACGCTTTTGGTTGTCTGCTGGACTCGCGCCCGGAGAACATGCTGGAACGCAGCTACCCTACGCAGGCGCCCTTGGGCAAGCGTCGGTTCGATGAACCTTACGTGGTGTTCCCGGTAGGGGCTACATCCGACAACAAGCTATTCCGCGCCAGCGTCATGGCACCGGTAATTGAGTGGGTCAACGAGCAAGGCTACGTGCCGGTGCTGGTCGGCACCAAGACCAGCCACACGCAAGCCGAAGCTGGCGGCGTGCTGACGCCAATCACAATCATTGACGAAGTAGACAAGCTGCCGCCTTCCCTGCGCGTAGAGTGCATTGATCTGCGGGAGAAAACGACGCTGCTGGAACTACGCGACTTGCTGGGCTACGCGGAAGCGGTGGTTGGCGTTGACGGTGGCACGCTGCACTTGGCCGGGACGACCGACACCAACATCATCTACGCCATGGGGGCGACGATACCGCGCCACCGGTTCATCGCCCGCAACGGCGACCCAAGCTACAAGATACGTTACGTCGGCCCGCGTGACTTGGAGTGTACCGGTTGCCAATCGAAGTGGCGCATGAGCAGACATGATTTCCGGAATTGCCCGTACGGCGATTCCAAGTGCATGGAGCAGATACACTGTGACGATTTCATCAATGGACTGAAGGAGCTTGGACTATGACCGACACCGCCCCCGCATCTACCCCTGCACCCGCCCCCGCATCTACCCCTGCGCCTGATGCTGCTGCCCCGTGGCATGGTCTGACCGACCCGGACGCCGCCGCTTACATCTCCAACAAAGGCTGGACCGCGCCGGCGGACATCGTGAAGTCTTACCAAGGAGTCGAGAAACTGATTGGACGTGACCCGTCAACCCTGATTACCATGCCGCGCATGGACGACCCGGAAGGTGTCAAGTCCGTGTTTCAGAAGCTGGGCCTGCCCGAGTCGCCGGACAAATATGACATGACTGTTGGCCTGCCGAAAGGCGCCAAGGCGGACGAGGGCTTTGCCAAGACCATGCAGAGTATCCTGCACAAGTCAAACGTGACGGACAGCCAGGCCAAGACGCTGGTGGCCGAGTGGAACACCATGCAGACGGCCGCGCGCGAACAGGCAGCCAAGGACTACGACCTGAACGTGGCGGCCGACAAGCAATCTCTGCTGGACGAATGGCGTGGCGGGCATGACCGGATGATGAACCGGGCCAAGACCGCCGCCACCACGCTGGGCTTCACGCCGGAATTAATTGACTCCATTGAAAAGAGTCTGGGCTACGCCGGCACCTACAAACTGCTGGCCGAGATGGGCGGCAAGCTGGGCGAAGACACGCTGGTCACGCCGAACAAGAACACCGACTTCGGCACCACCCTGACCCCGGACGAGGCCAAGAACCAACTGGCGACCGCGCGCAGCGACCCGAACCATATCGCCGCGCTGAAGGACAAGAGCCACCCCGGTCACAAGATGGCGCAGGAAAAAGAGAACAAACTTTTTTCCATTATGTACCCGGGCAGTAAGTGATGGACGAACGCGAAATCAAACTGCGGTGCATCGAAGCCGCAGCCAGAACCCCTACGGTCCACCTCAAAGGGCAGGCCGAAGGGGTAGTTGAAATTGCAAGTGCTTGGTTTAATTGGATTATTTCTTCACCGAAAGGGGAGCCTGTTAAGCCTTTGGGGTTGCCTGGGAAAAAGTAGCGTGCAGTGTGGTAATATGGAGTTGTAGGGAAGTCGCGCGGACAAGGTGAAAGCCCCCGCAGTGTGATTGACCTGCATGGCCCCCGTAAGGGACAAGCCGGCGAAGTCCAGCCAGATTGGACAAACTGACTTGAAATTAAACACTTACGGAGTAAATCATGCCGGATAACATCACAGTTGCCTCAGTACAGCAGTACAAGGCCAACGTAGAGCTTCTGCTGCAACAAACCGATTCCCGCCTTGCCGGTGCCGTCACCGTTGGCAGTTACGTTGGCAAAGCCGCCAGCACTGTCGAACAGTTTGGTTCCGCTACGGCTGTCCAGCGTACCAGCCGTCACGCTGACACCCCGCTGCTCGATCTCTCGCAAGACAAGCGTTGGGTTTTCCCGACCGACTACGAATGGGCCTCGCTGGTTGACAAGCAAGACCAACTGCGCGCCATCGTTGAACTGACCAGCCCGTATGCCATGGCCGGCGCCGCTTCAATGCAGCGTGTCAAGGATGACATCATCCTGGCCGCGATCTTCGGCACCAACTACACCGGCGAGAACGGTACGACCTCTGAGTCGTTCGGCACGCTGGGTTCCGGCACCTACGACGTGGGCGTCAACACGGGCGGCACCGCTTCGGCGCTGAACGTGGCCAAGCTGCAGTCGGCCATTCAGAAGCTGATGCTGGCGAACAAGGGCGAACTGAACGAGTCCGTCTACGGCGCCATCTCCAGCTACGAGCACGATGCGCTGCTGAAGGAAATGCAAGTCGTCAACAAGGACTACGGTAACAGCGCAGTTCTGGTGGACGGCAAAGTCAAGCGGTTCATGGGTGTGGACTTCATCATCACTGAGCGCCTGACCATTACCTCCGGCAACCGCCTGATCCCGCTGTGGCTCAAGTCAGGTATGCATCTGGGCATGTGGGACGAAGTTCGGGCTGAGATTGGCCCGCGCGCAGACAAGGGTTACGCAACCCAGGTCTACCTCGCCATGACCCTCGGCGCAACCCGCACGCAACTGGGCAAGCAAATCCGCATCCAGTGCGACGACCAGATCTAAGGAGAAGCTGACATGGCACTCGTATCAAGCTCGCAAGTTGTTACCGACCAGTCGGCAAGCCCGGCGGTCAAGACCAACCAGCTGGAAAAGGGCGGCATCCACCGCACGGCGCAAGGCTATCTGGCTGCTGCGTCGTTCACCGGCGGCACCGCTGGTCAGTGGTACACGTTCGTTCGCCTTCCGGCGCGCGCGCGTATCACCGGCATCTTCCTGACCGGCGCCACCACGACCTCGGGCGCAGTCAAATGCGGCCTGTATCGCACCGACGGCATCGCCATTGATGACGACGTGTTCGCCACGCTGTATGTGATGTCCGCTGAAAAAGATCGCACGCAGATCGACGTGACGCAGACCGCCCTGGAACGCGCAAGCGACCTGGCAACCGCCTATGTGACGGCCGTCGGCACCGCCGGCGCCACGGCTGATGTTGAGTTTGACATCGCCTTGACGGTTGTGACGGCACTGGGTGCAGGTATTGCGCACCTGATGGAAGTGGACTACGTTCTGCCGGAATAACGGCGACTGACCTCGGGGGCTTCGGCCCTCGGGGTTCCTTTTTCGGGAGAAGCACATGGCAGTAGCCTCTGTTCAAGTCACCGGCACCAACGGCCCGCACGTCAACGGCAACGATGTTACGTTTGACGTTACCGGCGGCACGCTGGACAACGCCAGTGTTTGCCAATTCAACTGGGATGACACGGTATTTGTCGGCATGGAAGGCAAGCAGCGTTTGCTGGCCCAGCTGAAAATCGTTTACGATCGTATTTCGACCGCAAAACTGTGGCCCGTAACGGCTGCGTCGTAAGGAGCCGTCATGCAAGTGATGCGTAAGCGTAGTTCGATCCTTGTGCCGTGCGTTGCTGGCGCATACGGTGCCGGTGATGAAATAAGCAGCAGCCAAACTGCGGGGTCTGTTGTCCGCGCCACGTTTGACATGAGTGGCTTCACCCGCGGACGCATTTACGCAGCAGCCATAGACCTGACGGCCGCTTCCAGTGATGTAGTCACCACTGTCTGCGACTTAGAACTTTTGCTGTTCAGGACGCCGGACGCGCCGGCAGCTGTTGGTGATAACGTCACCCATCCGTTTGAGGCAAGCGTTCGCGCCAAAGCGGTTGCGGCGTTTCGCTTTGATGACACTGGCTGGACTGGGCCGCTCGGCACCGTTGCGGCAGGCACGTCACAGTTCCAAGCGGTCATGGCGCATCTGGTTCAGCCGCTGGCGACCAACGTGCTCCAAGCCCCGTGGTCCAACGGCTTCCACTTCAACTTTGAAGGGCAGACGCTGGCGCAACGCGAGTTCACAGTGGTGCTTCGCGCACTTGCTGCCTGGACGCCGCTGGCAGTCAACAACACTATTGGGATCACGTTAGATCTGGAAGCTGAGTAGAAGCCATGGCGATTAGTAATGTCGCCATTGCCAATCGCGCCTTGCAAAAGCTGGGCGCGAAACGCATCTCCAGTCTGGATCAGGACACGCCAAACGCACGCAGCATGAACGCGGCTTTTGAACGTGTCCGTGACGCAGAACTGCGCCGCTACGACTGGTCTTTCGCCATCAAACGCGATTCAATCGCCGCCGATGGCGACGACCCGGTGTGGGGCGACTATAACCGTTACGGCCTGCCCAACGACTTCATCCGCCTGTTGCGGGATGACGAGTCGGGCGCTGCGGTGGACTGGAAAATCGAGGGCATTTACATTCTCAGCACAGATGCGGCACCGCTGGAAATCAAATACATCGCCCGCATTGAAGATCCGAACTACTACGACCCATTGTTTGTGGAAGCCTTCGCTGGTCGCCTAGCCATGGAGTGCGCCAAGGAAATCACGGACAGCACTTCGGACAAGGAAAGCGTCAAGGACGACTACAAGGCCGACATCGCAGAAGCCCGCCGCGTAGGGGCGATTGAGAAAGCCGCACAGGAGTTCCCGGAAGACCCGTGGCTGGCAGCTAGGTACTGACATGGCCCGTGCCAGCCTGATTCAGAATACCTGTAACGCGGGCGAACTCAGCCCTCTTTTGCTTGGCCGGCAAGACATCGCCAAGTACAAGAATGGTCTGCAAGTCTGCAAGAACGCCATCCCGCTGACCCAGGGCGCGTGGACCCGCCGCCCCGGCACCGTCTACCAACAGCAGGCGCGGCATCACGACAAAGAGTGCCGCCTGTTCCCGTTTCAATTCTCCGTCACCCAGACCTACGTGCTGGAGTTTGGGGAGTATTACATCCGGTTCTTTACCGGCAACGCGCCGCTGACGGCAACCGGCCAAAATATCACCGGCATCACTAAAGCCGCAACAGCGGTATTGACTTATTCTGGCAGCGACACTTACGCCAACGGCGACCGTGTGTATGTCTCTGGCGTTGTCGGTATGACGCAGGTGAACCGCCGCGAGTTCGTTGTGACCAACATCAACACCGGCGCCAATACGTTTGAACTCTACAACAGCGATGGCACCGCGGTCAACAGCACGGGCTATGGCACATGGTCGTCCGGCGGCACGGTGGCGGAAATCTACCAGGTGACGACGACTTACGCCGAAGCTGACTTGGTTGATCTGCGTATCGTCCAATCTGCCGATACGTTGTATATTCTGCACCCCGACTTCCCGCCGGCAACGCTGGTGCGTGTGTCCGCTACGTCCTGGACGCTGGCTGACATCACGTTTGCCGATGGGCCGTATGAGTCAATGAACACCGGCACCACGACCCTGACCCCGGACACCGCAACGAATGGCACGCCGGTCGCCATTACTAACGCGGCAAATAATGGTTCAGGTCTTATCCGCATCACGGCGGCGGGCCACGGCCTGCTGACTGGCGAAGGCACCGAAATTGAAAACGTGCTTGGCACGACTGAAGCCAACGAGCACTGGGTTGTCACCCGAATTAATGCCAACGACTTTGACTTGCAAGGCTCCGTCTACACCAACGCCTACGTCAGCGGCGGCACTTCAAGCCGGCACCCGTTCATCACGGCCAGTGCCATCACTGGCATCAACGGCGGGCAAGGCTTTCTGAGCACCGACGTTGGCCGGTTGATCCGCATCCGGGAAGGTTCTGTCTGGGGCTACGTTGAAATCGTCCACTTCGTTTCGACTACCGTGGTGATTGGGCATGTCTACAGCACCTTGACCGACGCCACTTCCAAGACCGACTGGCGCATGGGCCTGTGGTCAGACACCACGGGCTACCCGACCTGCGCCACGTTCCATGAAGACCGGCTGTTCTTTGCTGGCTCGGCCACGTCGCCGCAGCGTATTGATGGCTCCAAGACCGGGCTGTATTCCAACTTCGCCCCGACCAGCACGGCGGGCGTGGTGGCAGATGACAACGCCGTGTCGTTCACTTTGAACGCAGATGATGTCAATGCGGTCAAGTGGCTGGCCACCAACGAGAAGGGCTTGCTGGTCGGCACCACCCGCGGCGAATGGCAGGTAAAGCCTTCGGCATTGAACGAAGCCATTACCCCTACCAACATTACAGGCAAACCGTCCACTCGCCACGGCAGCGCCGATGTGGCGCCCGTGTCCGCGGGCAACGCCGTGCTGTTCGTCCAGCGCGCGGGTCGCAAGCTGCGGGAACTGGCTTACGTATTTGAAGTCGATGGCTTTAAAGCCCCTGACATGACCATGCTGGCCGAGCACATCACCCGCCCGTCAATCACCGAACTGGCCTACCAGACCCAGCCGCAGGCTATTGTCTGGGCTGTCCGGTCAGACGGCGTGCTGCTGGGCTTCACCTACGAGCGCGATCAAGACGTAGTGGCCTGGCACCGGCACGAACTTGGCGGCTACAGCAACGCCGGCAGCACCGCCATCCCGCTGGTCGAATCCGTGGCCGTGGTGCCGAACCCGTCCGCCAGCCGGGATGAACTCTACATGGTAGTCAAGCGTTACATCAATGGAGCCACCAAACGCTACATTGAATACATGAGCAAAATCTGGGAATACGGCGACACGCAGGTTGACGCTTTCCATCTGGATTGTGGCTACACCATCACCAACGCGTCGCCCAGCAGCACCGTGACGGGCCTGTGGCACTTGGAAGGGCAGAGCATCACCCCTTACGTGGACGGCGCCAAGCACCCGGCCGTGACCGTCACCAATGGCACCGTCACCCTGAACCACACCGCCACGGTCGTCACGCTGGGTTACAGCTACCAAAGCGACGGGCAGACCATGCCACTGGAAGGGGGGTCGCAGGATGGCACCTCGCAGGGCAAAACTAAGCGAATTCACCTTGTAGGGTTTTGGCTGATGGATACGTTGGGCTTGAAATTTGGCCCGGATTCTGCTAATCTAACTGAGATTCTTGCAACGACATGGGGGCAAAACTTTGGTGAGGCAACCGCGCTTGTGACTGACGTTATCAGCGAACGAATGGAAGACGACTTTAACAGGCGTGGGCAAGTCTACTGGCGGGCTGACGGCCCGTTCCCGGCAACCGTGCTGGCCATCATGCCGAAGATCAATGTCTCGGACTAGACAAGTGGTGCCGTTTCGCCGCTGGCACATTGCGTGGCTGGTGGGAGCGGGGAAGCCGGAAAGCGGTTTCATGCCGTTGGATGTGGAAACCCTGATGGCGCTGGAGAAGCAGAACAGTTGGACGGCAGTGGTTGACGGAACGCCGGTGGCGTGCGGCGGGACGATCCAGCACTGGCCAGGGCGGCATCAAGGATGGATGTATCTGAACAAGGCCAGTGGCAAGTACATGCGGTTCATTACCATGGCCGCGGTAAAGCACATGGCCAAGGTAGAAGGGCGGCTGGAGATCAGTGTTCGGCGTGATTTTGCGCTGGGCCACAAGTGGGCAAAGATGCTGGGGTTCCGGGTGGAGACTGAGCGGATGGAACGCTTCGGCCCGGAAGGGGAAGACCACACGGGGTACGTGAGGATTACGGGGTAGAGCATGTCACGGGCAGACAAACTTTGGGCGTTTGAGATTCCAGCCGGTAATCCGTTCGGCGGCCCGGCTTACGGGCTGCGCGAAGACCCCGGCACGCTGGCAATTATGGCGGCTGTTGGCGCTGGCGTACAGGCGGTCAGCGCCATCCAACAGGGTAACGCTGCCAAGGCCGCTGCAGACTTCAACGCGGCAGTCGGTATGCAGAACGCCGAGATTGCGCGGGGTGACGCGGCGGCGCAGGCAAGCCAGATTGAACGTGAGAACGCGCTGCGGCTGGGTTCCATTCGGGCGGCGCAGGGCAAGAGCGGCGGCGCGGCAGACTCCGGCTCGGTGCTGGACGTGCTGGGCGACCAAGCGGCACAAGGCGAACTGGAGAAGCAATACGCGGTCTACCAGGGCGAACAGCGTGCGCGTGGCTTTGTGAATACGGCCAATCTGGACACGGCCAGCGGCAAGGCCGCGCGGACTGCGGGCTACATGAAGGCCGGCGGCGAACTGCTTAAAGGCGGTGCTGCGGCTTACAACATGAACCAAGGCAGGCTGACCCGCACTGGCGGTATCTCTGTCAGTTCTTACGACGACCCCGGATATTAACCATGCCAAGACTGCCTACTCGTAGTGCCGACATTCAGCCGGGTGCCATCTCCGGCGGGCGGCGCGCTGGCGCTGAAGACACGAATTTTGTGGACATGGCTCCCGTTGGGCGGGCCATGCAAGGTAGCGCCGAATTGCTGATGCAAGGGCAAGAAACCCGTGCCAAAGAAGCCGAGCGTTTGCAACGCATTG